GCGTGCGTGATCTTCGGCGGGACGCCGTCGGGAGAAGAGACGGATGCCGGAATGGCGTCGAAGGCCAGCCGCCGCGTCTGCAATTGCGAAGAATAATGGAGGTATCGCTCCTCCATGTCGATTGCCAGCGTCAGATAGGCACGCGGATGACCGTTGGTCGCGGCGCGCAGCACGTCGCCGAGCCGTTCCGGCGACATGCCGGTTGCAACGCTCTCGCGTGGAACCTGCCGCACGCCCCACAGGCCGGGCGCCGCCATTTCCTCCGACAGGATGGCGACTTCGACCGGAGCGCCGTCAGGGCCGAGGATGGATGATTTTCGCGTCGTTACCACAGGCTGCGCCCTCCGCTTGTCCCTTCGAACATCAGGCCTCCAACGCGGTCGAGTTCGGAAACGGGAGTGTATTCGTGCGCGACGATCGGCATCAGCGAGGCGAAATGCGCCAGCGCTCCGGCAATGGCGCTGTCGCCGTGGCGCTTTTTCTTCTTGCCGTCGGCGGCTTTCTCGCCCCTGGCCGTGGCGCGCTCTTTCGGGATCCGGGCAACACCGTCGATCATCCGGATCAGGCGGTGATCGGTGGCGACATCGATGTCGGCAGGGATCTCCATGCCGTTCGCCTCGAGCGTCGCCTTGTATTTCGGCATGTTTTCCCGGTACCAGTCGACCGAGAACTTGATCTGGGCGATCCGTTCCATCCCGAAGGCCTGCGCGGTCGATTCCGCCAACGCCGCGCCATTGCCGCCCGCGTCCATCGCGCCGCCGCAAAACCGCGGCAGTTTATTAAGCAACCAGAACAGGATCTGCTCCTGTTGCTGGAAAGGGATATTGCGCAGCTCGATCAAAAACGGCGTCTTGCGATGTATGGTCCGTGACATCTGCACCGGCCAGATGACCGAGAGATCCTCGTTGCGTGCAAAGTCCATGCCGAAGAACGACGGCAAGTCTCCGTCGAGGCGGGAAATGTTGGGTTTTACCACCGCATCACACCACGCCTCGCATTTCGCTTCGCGCATGAATCTCGGCTCGGCGGCGAATTCGTTCGGCATATCCCAGCGCAGGACCGGGATATCTTTCGACATGCAGGCCTCGACCACGGCGGGCAGGATCCAGACGCCGGAGCCCGCTGCCGGGATGCAAAAAAGCTCCTCGTCGGCACCATCGCCATAATCGTCGATCACGCCCTGTCGCCATTCGGCTTCGGCTTCTACCGACCACGTTCTGCCACTGCGCATGCAGATGCGCCGGTAAAGGCCGTCATGCAGCGCCTGGTCGAAGTCGATCCGCAACAGCCCGTAGGTGCGCACGCCCGAGCGGATATCCTTGATATACTGGTTGAAGGGATTGGCATCACCGTCATGGGTCGAGATCACGACCACCATGCCGCCCCAGATGGTCAACGCCATCGCTGCTTTCAAAAGCTCTTCAAGATCATCGTGGAACGCCGCCTCGTCGATCAGGACATAGCCCTGTTTGCCGCGAAGCGAACGCGGCGAGGACGGCAGCGCAACGATCTCGAAACCGCTCGAGAACGCGATGCGGAACGCCTTGATCTGGCGCGTCTCTCCCGTGACGGGATCGTAGTCGTCGAACAGGATTTCGCCCGCCTCCGCCGACACTTTGGCAATAATCCTCGCCCACATGCCGCAGACGTCGATGAATTCCCGCGCCATCTCGAGGTTGTAGCCGATATACCAGCAATCCATGCCGCCCGCAGCTTTCCCGGCAGCGGCCACCATGACCGCGTCGGCGGCGAACGCCCACGTCAGGCCGATACGGCGGGACTTCTCGATGAAGGTGACGGAATACAGAAGGCGAAGACGCAACGCCTCTTTCTGATAGGGAAGAAAAATGTCCGACAGATTTCTGTCGCGCAACTCCGGCGGCAACCCATAGAGGGAGGCGCGGCGCAATTCCGCCCATTCCTGCCTGTCGATGGCGCGCCCGATCCTGAATTCCTCTGCCATGGTTTACCGGGCCTTTTTTGGAGGCGCTTCGATCTCGAGCGCGTTGCGGAATTCCTTGATGAAATCCTTCGGCAGGCCGTGGCGGCGGCTGATACTGGTTGCGGCCTTGATCGCCTTGGCCCGCTCGCGCTTTGCCGCCCGCTCCTCGATGGCGATCTGGCGCGCAATCTGGTCCTTGGCCGCCTTGCCGAGATGATCCAGCGCTTTCGACAGCAGCATCGCCTTCATGGCGTCGAACTGCACCGCGTTCCCTTCCATGGAAAGCGTCTTCTTGATCTCGGAAAGATTGTCGAACAGGATCGAATGCATCAGCTCGATGTTGAGACGCGTCGTCTTGTCCGGCTCGGCGTCGCCGAGGTTGCGCACGATCGCTTCCGCCGTATCGCGGGAGCGACGCATCTCTTTGGCGATCTCCTCGCCGCGCTGGATGTAGCGCCCGACGGCGGAACGCGACGGCAGGGCCTCGAGATCGAGTTCCCGCAACTTGGCAAGGATTTCATCGATCGTCCGGCCCTGATCGCGCAGGCGACCGATCCAGTCCCTGATTTCCGGAGGCAGACGGTCGATGGTGGACGGGCGGCGGGCCATCGCGTCACCTCGGCTTCGGACGGGCGACGACCGGACTGCGGCGACGACCATTGGCCGCGTCGCACCCGGCCTCCGTCAGGTGGCCGATCAGGAGCTCGCCGGACCGCAGCGGCAGGCGCTCGATGCGCACGAACCCGTGCTCCTCGAGCAGCTCCATGTCGGTTTCGATGATATCCCGGCTGACCGAATGGGCAACGCCGTCGAGCGCGGTCTGGATCACGGCGATGTTGAGCTTGCGCTCAGGCGCATCGTCGAGAAACCGCAACAGGGCAAGGCGGCGGTCCTTCGCCATATACTCGCTAAAACTCACCTCAGCCATCCTTCCGGTTCGGGAGATAGTCCTCGATGCGCCGGTTCGACGCCTCGATGGCGTCAAGCGACGCTTTGACCGCCTTGAGATCGCCGCCGAGCTTTTCCGTACGGATCGACAGATCGTGCAGCGCATCCTTGTCCGGCAGTTCGTTAAGACGGCTCTCGACGACCACCAGCCGCCGTTCCTGCCGGGTACCGCTCGCTTCGACCTCGGCAACCCTCTCATTCAGTTCCGAGACAGCGGATCGGGTGGCGAATTTCTCGCCGATCTTGGCCTGCAGCCACAGCCACAGCAGGAAAAACGCTATGGGGAGGAGGTTGGAGAACCGGTTGAAATTGTTCAGAAGATAGTCGAGCATCGCGGACCTCTACACCATCGTGACCGTCGTGATGATGATCAGTCCCCACATCGCTCCGGCAATGAACTCGGCAGGTTCGACGCCGTTGTAAGGCTCGAGACCCCAGCCGATGACGTAGGCGAGCCACAAACAGAAAGACCAGACGATGGCGTTAAAAATATCGGGGGCGTGGAAACCATGCGCCACATAAAAGACCAGTATCAGGCCGGGCACGGCGAACAGCATCCGCACGAACATCGACATCCGGACGGACCCTCGGCATAGCCGCTCGATAAACGCCTCGAAGGCGGATGCAGGGCGCACCGGCGGATAATGCCCCATGCCGATCCAGCGGCCCCATGGCAGCAATCGCCACAGGAAATAGGCCACGGCAATGGCGATAGCGACCAACCATGGATTCCATATCCACGCGATCACGCCGATGACCGGAGCCGTCCAGTACAACGGCTTCCCGGGAAGCCAGCGTTTCAGGAGCCAGTTGCCCTTGCCGTCCTCGGCGACGAAGCCGCCACCCGTGATGCGGTTGACGATCGCGCACGAGGCCGTGGCGGCAAAGAGCAACAGGATCGCCAACAGGTATTGAAACAGGCTCATTTTACATCTCCGGCATATCCGGCCCGCACGCTCTCGTACCAGCCGTGGAAATTGGTGATGACGGCGTTCGCGCGGATGCGCCCGCCACGCTCGCGGGCGGCAACGACAAGCGCATCCTCGCCCGTCTTCGGCTCCGTTACGGACACCGCCTTCGCCCAGTCGGGCGGAGCAGGCAGTTGCGGGCGGATCACAACGGGATCAACGGATCTTGCGCAGCCGCTCAGCATCAGTGTCAGACAGATGGCAAGCGTCACGGTTCTGACGCGCCAGAACATCGTCGGTAAGATCATCGATCGCTTCCTGAGTATCGAGGGTGACAGCCTCCAGAACCGTCACCCGGAATTGCGCGTCGTCGCGGGCCTTTTCGGCCTGCGCGAGATTGACGGTGGCGCTCTCCAACCGGTTCCTGAGGCTGGAAACCTCGGCGTCCGCGCGGCATCGGCGGGACGCCGTCCAGTAACCGCCGCCGAAACACAGCACGGCGGCGAGAGCCAGAAGACCAAGACGCATGAGAAGGGATTGCAGGAAGGTCACAATGTGTCCTCCCCATTCATCGACGGCGGGGGACGCCGGGAATTCCGGCGAATGTCCCGGTCATCCCACGCCGCGCCGAAGACATAAGAACCGATGATCGCGACACTCGCACCGATCAGCGCCACCGATATATCGCGGTAGAGCGAGGAATCGGCCCCGCGCCACACGATATAGACCACCATGATGGCGATATAGACCAGCGATCCGAACACCACGCGGCGGCGATACTTCCAGTTGTCGATTTTCTGCGGTCGCTTCCGGGCGCTCATGTCAGAGCCTTCCACGTTGCCGGGCCGACGATGCCGTCGGGCTTCAGGCCGTTCATCTGCTGAAAAGCCTTGACGGCATTGTAAGTCGCGTTACCAAAACTGCCGTCCACGCGAAGATCGACTCCGTTCATGGTTTTTGGCACCCGTGTCGCGTTCAGCGCCTTTTGCAGGTCCATGACCAATGCGCCGGATGCGCCGATCATCAGGGTGCGAAGTTCCGCCTCGCTCGGCTGGGGCGCGGGCGCGTCCTTCACAGAGGCGCGGCCATCATAGGGATGGAACGGAAGCTGGAAGTGCGGGCCGTCCTTCAAGGATTGCCAGTCACCGCCCCATTCGACCGGATAGCCGAGTTCGGAAGCGGCGCGCTTCACCACATCGGAGACTTTTTTGTAGAGCGGAAACTCCCACGAGATGCGGTCGCCGACAGTGACGACGATATCGACCGCATGGGACAGACCGTTCGTCGCCGGAATGTGTCGGGAGTTCATGGTGCGGGACGCGCCCTGCGCCACAAGCTTCTTCTGCTCCGCAACCGTACGCACGCCGCACGTCACCTGAAACGAAAGGTCCGGTTCGACCTGCGACAGAATATCGGCGGCGCGGCGGATGATGGTCACCAGATGGGGATGGACCCCCTTGAGGCGTTCCAGCGATTTTTCGGTGAGGGACATGACGCAATCCGGGTTTGAGAACGGGCAAGCAAAAGCTCAGTTCCCAATTGGTGCCGGATCGCTGAAAAAATTCCCATACTGACACATGTCAGCAGGCCGCCCCTGCAATGAGGGGTTATTCGGTGTCGCTCTCGTCGAGAAGGTCAAACAGGCTGGTCTGTCCCCGGGCAATCTCCCGGTGGCGGTCGGCCTTGGCCCGATATACCTGCCGCACCGAATACCCCGAAATAGCAGCAACGTCGTTCGCCGACAACCCGCGCGCCAGAGCCTCATGGCGACGGCGGCGCATCACGGACAGCACCTGAGCCAGCGTTCCCGTCGGACCCTGCGGAATATAGATCGGGATCGTCGCGTAATGCTCGCCGAGGATGTCCGCCGCCTCCTGCCCGATCAGCCGCACCAGCCAATGGCACGGTTGCGGATATCGCGGCAGCGTCACATAGCCTCCGCCCTTTCTGCGCGCCAGCTTCATCGCATTCTCGTAGCCGATCAGCTCGACGAATTCCTCCAGTATGACGGGCAGCCGGTCGTCAGTCATCCCGATCCCCTCTTTGCCGATCCCCTCTCTGGCGATCGTCACGGCGCGGCGGGTGGTACTGCTCGAGGACCGTGGTCAGGGTGCCGTTGCGGATCTGGTAGATCAGCCCGTCGGCGACGATGGTGAATTCGGTCAGCCCGATGCTGTGCGCCGCCCGGCAGCCGTTTTCCAAAGACGCCGAAATCGTCCGGCGCAGCCGCTCCACGTCGCCGCTGCCCGAACGTTCAAGAAATCGCACCAGAGCATGATCGCTGACCACCGGTTTCATCGTGACGTCCCTAAATCCCGTTCCAGTTCCAGTAATTCCAGTGTCAGCTCCTGCAGCCGCGCCTGCAGCACGATCGAGCGGTGCGAACGCGGCCTCTGCCGCTCCAGCTCCTCCGCCACCCTCATGCGCCGTGTCCGCACCATCTCGACGGCATGCCGCTGCTGCCAGACGAGAAGAGGAGGATCGGGCCGGGGGTGAACGGGGCCGGACATGACGACATCATTTTTGGTTGCGGGTGGACGGAACGGAAAGCCCGCGTGCCCGCTTGACCATCTGTTGCAGGGCGGTGATCAGCTTGCTTGCCTCGGTTGATGTGCGCAGCCATTCCGGACGGTCAATGCCCGTCTGGCGCTTCGTGAAAGCCCATAAAGCCTTCTTTGAAGGATCTTTGAGAGCCCCAAGATTTCCAAGCTCAAGCCATAACCCGTAAATCGTCCGCAGATGTTTCGGCGCGTCCTGTCGCCGCCGGTACCGGGCCGGTTCCTCATAGCCGATGGAGACCAGATCCGCGAATACCGCGTCCATCTGCGCAACATCCATCGCCCGCAAAGAATCGAGCCCGGTAACCCGCAACAGCCGGGCACGGTAGTCCTCCTCAGTCATCCGCAGCTCCTTGCGGGCGATATGGATTTTTGTGATAAGAGCTTGGCGTGGAGTGGTCATGTTGACACTCCATTCCAAGACTTTTCATTCGGGGAGAAAAAAACATGGGCTGCTATAAAACAACCTGCGGGCACTGCGGCAAGGAAGCCATTCTGACGTTTGGCTTCATGGCCAATGCCCCCAACAAACCCAATCAGAACGGAAAGGAACAACTGCATGCGGCAGGCATGGCCCGATGCCCCCTCTGTGAACAGTGGTCGACATTCGAGTTTAACAGCTATATCCATCCGGAGATCGTAAAGAATCAATATCGCATAGATCAAAACTTGGATTGGCAAGAGATAATCAGATTTCCAGCTTTGGCCTTGGAAATACATGAATCTTGGCCAAAAAATATTCTCCCAATGCTTCGAGATGTTGAACGGCATCTCCGTGACGGAACATCGCCTTCGACGGTGATTGGCGAATGCCGTGCGATCCTCGAGGCCATCACCAATAAACTTGGCGCTCAAGGTAAAACGCTTCAGACGAAGATTGATGATCTCAAAAGCAAGG